TATCCAAATAGTAAGTTAATCTACTGTTTAAATAATTCAAGTTTTGATCGATAATCTTCTTTCTAATAAAACTATCTTTATTAGTCAACAACTTTAATAAAAATTCTTGATGATCCTTTAAACTAGACAATTCATTTACAGTATCCCACTCGATGATCTGCAATGCTGTATTTTTTAGTTCTTCGATTTGTTCCGTGTAAGGATCAATTTCTTGTTGTCGCTTACCTAATGCTTCTTCGAGACTAGTTAAATTATTTTGATGTCGTAATGCTTCTTCTAACGAATCGTAGAAAGTGTTAGGTCTACCATTTAAATCGCCTATGTTTTCTAATTCTTGTATTATTAGTGCATAATTATTGGTAACACTTTGTAAAAAAGTCTGCGCATCAACTAAATTTTTCTGAGCTGCGGTTAACATTTCTTGATGTTTATCTGTATGCAATCCTTGTTCGCAAGCAGGACAGGTTTTATCTGCTAATTTTTCTAATTCTTTTTCATATTTTGATACAGTTTTATCTGCCTGCATTACAGATGTTTCTAAAGTTGCTTTTTGTTTGTTTAAATTTTTAATTTTTTCAGATAATTCATCATATGTTTTTAATTTAGCATGTTGTTCTAACTCTTTTTCGATATCTACAGCTTGCAATTCAATAATTTTTTCTGCTAATTTTAAACAATCTTGTTCTTGTTGGGAGAACCAAACACTTTTCTTAGTTTCTAATCCGTTAATGCTTTGTTGAATTTTTTCGTTAGATTTTTTAGCTGCTTCTATATTCGCAGTTTCTTGTTGTATTTGATCTTTAGTAATTCTAATTTGTTCTTTTAATCCTTCTGCTTTTTCACTTAGTAAAGTAATGCCTAATAGTTGTTCGATAATTTCTCTTTGATCGTTAGCTCGCATACTTAAAAATGGTTCTGTGTAAGTATTCAATGCTAAGATATGTTTAAACATATCGTGGCTCATACCAAGCAAATCATCTAGATCTTTTTGTGTTTCTCGCACATCTCCTTGGCTATCATCGACTTCACTGCTTGCATGTTCTACATCGTTGACATAGAATTTTAATACATTAGGTTTGCGTCCTCTTTCTATTCTATAATTAGTTCCGTCTTTTTCAAAAGATAATTTTACTAACATGTTTTTATTATTAATTTTGTTAATAAGATTATCTTTTTTAATATTAGTAAGTGCTTGCCCGTACAGACCGTAGCTTAGTGCATTGACAATCGTAGTTTTACCGGTGCCATTTCTGCTGCCACTGTCGTCTCCGCCCATATCTAAGTTCTCTCCTAAAACAAGAGTTAATTGTTCTCGTTCGAAGTCAACTGCTTGGGTCTGATTACCCACACTCATGAAGTTTTTAACTGATAAATTTTTTATTTTAATCATAAATTGTTATAAATTGAAAGCAATATTTTCTTATCGTAGGTATCACTATCTATATTGACTAGTTGATTTGTTACGATTTGATCGACACTTTCAAAATCTTGTATTTCTAAAGTGCTAGAAATGTCTATATCCTTTTTTTCAGGAACAAGAGTTAGTTCTCTAATAGGGTAATCCCCCATAAATTTTTCTTTGATAAAGTTTGCTTCCTCATAACTTATATCGATATCTAAACTTACTCTAAGATGTGCTTTAGGCAAAATAATACTGTCCGGATTATCAATTAGTTCGCTTAGTTTTGTAGTTCGATATGTAGGTTGACCAGGCCAAGTATAATATTTTGGTTGTTGTCCCCATTCTAAGATCATAATACCTCTATCATCATCCCAGTTATCTGAATAGTTATGGGGAAAACAATTACCAATGTATATCATATTGCCTTTTTGCTGTCTTTTATGAAAATGTCCGCTAAATCCTAATTCATAATTTGTAAAATGTTCTAACTGTATCTCTCCATGATCCGGCATTTGAACCATGGCATTCATATAAAATGTTGGTAATTCGAAGTGACCAAAAATGTATCGACTTTTTTGTTTAGAAATAGATTTATATTCTTCGCCTATAAGCCAAGGACATAGTGTTACGTCGTCTATTGTCGTTGGTTTATGTATAATTGTGATTCCCGGGATATATTTTCCAAACTCCACCGAGTGTATATCTCGTTTATCTTTATAATACAAATCATGATTGCCAGGAAAAAAGAAAAACTGATCAAAAGCACTACCAAGTTTCTCCAATGCTCTGAGAGAGTAATCCATAGTAGTAATATTAAGACTATTGCGATTATGATGCCAATCACCGAGAAACATTCCAGTATCACAACCTTCTTCCTTAGCTTTAGCAATATACCAATCTACAAAATCTTCGCAGTCCTGATTATGTGTTTGACTGTTAGATTTTAAACCAAAATGTATGTCAGTTAGACAAGCTACTTTTTTAAACAGTGCCATAAAATCCTTGTGCAATAGTGTATTGTATGTCTTGCATTAGATCATCTTGCAGTTGACATACCCAAGAATCATCTTCTGACATTCTAGTAAACAACAATCTTAACATTTTTCCTTCAGGCAGCATGACAGTAATGTATTTGGTCATTCGTCAAACCCTTCGTTTCTTTTTACAGCAGCAGCATGTTCGCCTGAAACTGTTCTACTGTAACTTGGATTCATTCCGTTCATTTCTAATAAGTCGTCTCTGATAACTTGATTACGTTTCTCTATATTGATTATTCTTACAAAGCTGTTGGTTACGGCAGCAGTAAAATATGCAAACGGATTATTTGATTTGCTTTCATCGAATTGTAAGCCTATCTGTGTCAATTGCAAAATGGCTTGTCCACGCATTTCGTCATTGTAAGTATAACCGCGAACGTTGCCTCTAGTAGCATATCTTTCGCATAGTTTAATATACATTTTTGCTAAGGTGTTAGTGATTTGGCCATGATCTTTATTAAATTTTCCTTTTTCCAAAGAACCTTTCCAATGACTTTTACCTACACATACTAGTATGTCATTTTCGTCAAATTTCCAATGTTGGAAAGGGGGAAAATTTACTTTATCTCTACCATCTGCTACCGTTTTAGGATTCTTTTTTCTAGTAGTATTAGTAGGAATATGATCGAATGTCATGATTCTAAACACAAGATCCTGTTTAGGAATTTTTTTGTAATCGACTTCGCAATCTGCTTGTTTAAGTTTTTCCCCTGCTGCTTTACGTCGTTCGAACTCTTTTAATCCTAAACGTTTAGCTCGAACACGTTTTGCTTCAGCAATTGTTCTGATGTTAATTTTGTCTACATTTGACAGAATTAAGTCGTATTGATGGTATTCGGGTTTGGTGAACGAACAGTACGTATTTTTGGATTTATGTATTTCGTCTAAGAGATCTTTATTATTGAGATAGTTAACTTTCATTGATATTTCCTTGTTGTTAAATAATAAACTATGTGCTTAATTTTGTCAACTAAATAATGGATAAAGGAGTTCAAAATGTCATTATTTGATGTAGGATCGGGTATTAATACATCATCCACCGGTAGCAGCACATTAGGTTCTTTGGGTTCCAAAGTATTATCGGGTGTTGGTGTAGTAGGCAAACTTGCTGGGATTACTAGTAATTTATCTAATCCATCGCAGTTGATCTCACAAATAAGATCATTAAATTTGCCATCCGGCGGCAATGTTAATGCCAAAATTACTAGTGCAGGCGCTAATTGGAGTGGTACAGAAGCATCAGGAGATTGGCGTGTAAGATTAAGCATTCCAACAGATCCTACCTATGCAGGTAGTCCTGTGTTAGCACCGGTAAGGGAAGCTGGTGCTTTAATATTTCCATATACTCCTAGTATATCTATTACGGCCTCGGCATCGTATGAAGAAACTCCGCTAACACATCAAAATTTTGCATCGATAAGTTATCAAAATAGTAGGTTAGACACCATACAAATTACTGCTCCTTTCTATGTAGAAGATGCAGTTCAAGCGCAATATTGGTTAGCAGCGGTTCATTATTTCAGAAGTGTGACCAAAATGTATACAGGCGATACCGGACAAACTTCTGGAAATCCTCCACCTATTGTATTATTAAACGGATACGGTGATTATGTTTTTAAAAACATACCTGTAGTAGTAAAAAGTTTTTCGTTAGAATTGCCACAAGATGTAAATTACATAGCAACTACAGTAGGAGCTTCTGCTCCAAGTTCATCAGGTCCGTTTGTCGGACCTATTAAACCTAATGGCCCTAGTGTGGCTCAGCGTACGATGACATTAGCAGGATTAGCAGGTGCGCTAGGTTCTGCTCAACTTGCAAATACATTAGCAGTAGGAGCAGTCGCAGCAAATGCTTATCAAGCCTATAAAAGTGCTAAAAATTCTAATCCTGCTGGAATGATAGCTCCAACATCCCCAGGTGTTGGAGGTGCTAGTCATGTTCCAGTTAAAAGTTCAATGACTATTACATTACAGCCAATCTACAGTAGAGAAAGTATGCGTAAATTTAATCTCAATACGTTTGTTAACGGCGGCTATGTTAAAAACAATGTAGGATATCTATAATGGCAACATATAAAACTAACAGTCCTTGGGCAGACACACTTATTGAAAATAATTATTTAGGTAATTTAGTAATACGTCCAGTAAGTGCGGAATCAGATGATTATCTTTACACTATAGAAACGCAATATACATATAGACCTGACTTATTGGCCTATGATTTGTATCAAGACCCAAAATTATGGTGGGTTTTTATTCAACGGAATATGGATGTATTACAAGATCCTGTATTTGATTTCGTTGCAGGAACAGAAATTTATATTCCAAAAGGAAATTCATTGAAGCAAATTTTAGGATTATAAGATGAATATATTTGAAGAGAATATTCGAGCCGCTACTAACGCAGCTAAAAATTCTAATCCCGTTGTTAATAACACTGGTGTAGTAGCAGGAGTGGCATCTACTACAGCATCAAATCTTCCAGGGGCAAATGTTGTAACTCAATTGCCAGGAAGTGTGCCAAATACTACAATTACAAATCCTGCAATTAGTAGCCAACCTCAAGCTGAAAAAAAGGAAAAACCTCCTTTTCCTAATGTATTAAGTAAATTTACTTCTTATAATTATGCATTTTCCTTAAGTGTATTAAGTAGGGAACAGATTAATTCTAGTAGTTACAAACGAGGAGATATTGGTCCTTTAATTTTAAGATCTGCTTCAGGTGCACCTGATAAAGATCTTGTCGAAACAGCATATGGCAAATATGATTTTTACATAGATAATCTAAAACTTGATGGTATAATAGGATACGATAAACATTCAGGTAACACTAATTCAACTGGTATAACATTTAATGTATTTGAACCATACAGTATGGGTTTATTTTTCCAAACTGTCCAAACTGCTGCATTACAAGCAAAGTATAAAAATTATATGGATATACCTATGCTTTTAACTATCGAATTTAAAGGACACGTATTTGATAATGAACGTCAAGAAATGTTTGTAAATTTGCCTGATACAAAAAAATTTATACCTCTTAAAATAAAAACAATGAATATGAAAGTTACAGGAAAAGGATGTACTTATGACATAAGCGCATATCCTTGGAATGAGCAAGCATTTTCTACACAATTCAATGTAGCTAAAAGTGATATCTCTATACGTTGCGATACTGGAAAATATACAGTGCAAAACATTTTGCAAACCGGAGAGCAAAGTTTGCAAAAAGTTATTAATGATTATTTTAAAGAACGAAAAGAAAAGAACGAAATAGAAGTAGCAAATGAAATTGCTATTATATTTCCTAAAGATATAATTGCATCTGCTAATTCTGTGAACAAAGTTCCAGACGAAAAAACTGAACGGTCGGCTACTTCTTCTTCTGCAAATTCAAATGTAGATATAGGAAAGAGTCTAGGATTAGTTAGGGGAACAGGAAAAAATACTACACTAGTTCAAGAAAGCAGTGGTGAATCAGTCAACGAAGTTGGATCAACACCGTTAGGATTTGGTGTATTATCTAAAGGAGACACTCCGTATCCTAAAGATAATGCTGTATATGATTCTAAAAAAGGAACGTATGTAAGAGGTAATATTACTATTGATGTAAAAAATAGTGATTTTAAATTTAATCAAGCGTCTAGTATTGTAGACATGATTAATCAAGTTATTCTTATGAGCGATTATGCTAGAACTGCACTAAACGAAGCCAAAAAAACTCCAACAGGAATGATAAAATGGTGGAGAGTAGAAAGTCAATTGTATATTTTGCCCGGCGCGGAGTCAAATAAATCAGGACAAACGCCTAAGTTAGCTGTGTTTAGAGTAGTGCCATACGAAGTAGATTCTCACTATTTGTTACCAGTAAACACTAAACGGCCAGGATTAGAGCAACTAAAAAGAGAAAGTTTAAAAGAATACAACTATATCTATACAGGAAAAAATACAGAAGTTTTAGATTGGAATATAGAATTTAAAGCAGGGTTTTATACTGCACTTTCGGCAACAAACAAAAATCCTGAAACTAGAGAGTTAGGCAGTGCAATCTCGCCAGGTGCAGACAGTAAATCAAACGACGATCTAAAAAGAAACGCTATAAGTTCAAACCCAACAGGTGCACCACCGGGAACTCAGGCTACACCGCAAGCAACACGTAATGAAAGAACATCAACAAGCAGCTCCGGACAGGGCGGATCAGGAGTGGACGATGAAAAAACTACGGCCGCAAGACAATTTCAAGATATTCTAAATTCCGCAGTAGACCAATTTAATTTAAGTTTATCAATTTTAGGAGATCCTTATTATCTCACCAGTAGCGGTAATGGTAACTATGTAGCAGCACCTAGCCCATTTAAAAATATGAATGCCGATGGAAGTATGAATGGACAAAATGGACAAGTCCATGTTACTGTTAATTTTAGAACTCCTATAGATATAAATTTAGAAAAAGGAATGTATAATTTTGGGGATACTAAACCTGTTTTACAGTTTAGCGGACTATATCTATTAACTAAGGTCACTAACGAATTTTCTAGAGGAAAGTACAAAACAATATTATCTGGATTAAGAGTTAAAGGCCAGGATAACCCAAATGCACCAGAAGCAGAATTTACACTTAATGCAGAAAGCACTAGCGATACAATAGGTAGTGCTCCTACTAATACAAGTAGTTATTGGGGTGAGACCAGACCTAATAATGTTAATAAAGATTCACCGAACATTTCTCTGCCAGGCATAATTAGAAGCGGAGGTTTCACAATTTAATGGAAGAATATCGCCCAGGGGCATCGGAAAGCCCAGTTGAATCAGGACCGTTTATAGCTAAAGTTGTTAGTAATGTAGATCCTACTTACATGGGAGGTTTGCAAGTTCAAATTGTAAGAGAGGTTGGCGGCGACCCCGATGCCGAAGGCCAACTCAGAACAGTCAAATATCTAAATCCCTATTACGGTACAATGAACAGTGATTATGTTACTCAGAGTCCTGAGACATATGACAACACACAAAAAAGCCACGGTATGTGGTTTGTTCCGCCAGAACCAGGAACTTTAGTTGTTGTAATTTTTATTGGTGGCGATCCTAAGAAAGGTTATTGGCTAGGATGTGTTCAAGAAGAAAATATGAACTTCATGATTCCAGGCTACGCTGCTACAAAATATAAAATATCAGGATTAGACGAAAGAGTTCCTGTAGCAGAATACAATAAAGTTGCTAGAATAACCAGTCAAGATCCAACTCAAATTCCTAAGCCTGAACATCCTTTAAGTCAAATTTTAAAAAATCAAGGATTACTAAGAGACGATATAAGAGGTATAACTTCTAGTAGTGCAAGAAGAGAAACTCCTAGTCAAGTGTTTGGAATTAGTACACCAGGACCAGTAGATAAAAAAGGTAAAAAAGGCAAGCTTGGTAAACGCGAACACAAGATAGTCGATGCCTTTGTTAGTAAATTAGGCGGTTCTAGTTTTGTTATGGATGATGGTGATGACAAATTTATTAGGAAAAAATCGCCTAGCGAAGGTCCTCCAGAATATGCAGCAGTAGAGCAAGGAGAGCGAGGAGATGTAACACGCCCTCATAATGAACTTATTAGAATTAGAACAAGAACAGGACATCAAATACTTTTTCATAATTCAGAAGATTTAATTTATATTGCAAATGCTAGAGGAACTGCTTGGATAGAATTATCTAGCGATGGAAAAATAGATATATTTTCAGAAGATAGCATAAGTTTGCATTCGCAAAAAGATTTAAATTTTTATGCAGATAGGGATATTAATTTACAAGCTGGTAGGAATTTTAATACTAAAATAGCTGGAGAGATGCACACTCATGTGAATAAAGATCATATTTTAATTGTGGATCAAAATCAAAAAATTCATATTAAAAAAAATGTTGATCACACTATAATAGGTAATACTAAAGAAAAAGTTAACGGAAATTTTAATTTAAATGTAGGCGGCTATAATTATCAAACCTCCGGTGGAGCCAACCATACAAAAGCTAGTGCAATAGTAGAAACAGCTAGTAGGATAGACATGAATGGTCCAACAGCAGCTACAGCAGCTACAGCAGAATTACCAAAACAATTAAAAACACATCAGTTGCCAACGGATACTGGTAGCATTGCTAATTTAATTATGAGACGTTTACCAACGCATGAACCATATCCTCAACATGAAAATCTTAACCCGCTGGCTGTAAAGCCAGAAAAGACAGACAGAGATTTAGATGGAAGATATGAAGGCCAAAGTACAAGCTTAAAAGATGCAGGAACTTATTGGAAAAAGTATACTACATCGACAGATACGTTTGAAAAATTACGCCCAACAGAAGACTCATAAAATACAATAAATAACAATTATGACTGCTAGCACAAGATTATACGAAAAAATTGTATTAAAAAATAATAATCAAACACAGAGATTGCCAGGTACTAAAACTTATAAAGGTTTTAGTACAGTTAGTCCTGATGCTAACAGTTATGCTTTATATGATATATCTCTAATAAAACAAGATATTATTAACCATTTTTATACACGACAAGGTGAAAGATTAGAACAACCAGAATTCGGAACAATCATATGGGATGTAATATTCGAACCTTTAACTGATGATCTTAAAAATCTTATTTCGGCTAATGTAGAAACTATTATAAATTATGATCCTAGAGTTCAAGCAGATCAAATTACAGTTACATCATACGAAAGCGGTATACAAATTGAATGTGTTTTAACTTATCTCCCATACAACATAAGCGAATCCTTGCAGCTTAGATTCGATCAACAAAACGGTATCTTTTAATTAACTACGCACATTTTAAAATACGCTAAATATAAGATATATAGGAACAGCGTATGTCAGCAACTGATAGACAAAATAGACTTCTTGTAGCAGAAGACTGGAAACGAATCTACCAAACTTTTCGTAATGCAGATTTTCAGAGTTATGATTTTGAAAATCTTCGCCGGGTAATGATTTCTTATATTAGAGAAAACTATCCCGAAGACTTTAATGATTACATAGAATCTAGTGAATTTCTTGCTTTAATTGATCTAATTGCATTTTTAGGGCAAAGTATTAGTTTTAGAACAGATTTAAATGCAAGAGATAATTTTTTAGAACTTGCAGAACGTAGAGAAAGTGTTTTAAGATTGGCTAGATTACTAGGGTATAATGCTAAAAGAAACATATGTGCTAGCGGTCTCCTTAAATTTAGCTCGGTATCTACCACGGAAAATGTCTTCGATAGCAACGGTAGAAATTTAAGCGGACAGGTTATTGGCTGGAATGATTTAGCTAATGTTAACTGGTACGATCAATTTATCAAAGTTCTTAATGCAGCATTGCCTACATCTGCACAATTTGGTAAAGCTGTTGATAAAAAGGAAGTTTATAGTATACCAACGGAACAATACAGATTTCAAAGTGCCAATACAGATGTTCCTGTTTATAGTTTCAGTAAATCTGTAGATGGTCGTAATATGATTTTTGAAATAGTTTCTACTACATTTCGAGATAAAGAAGAAATATATGAGGAACCTCCTGCATTAGGTAATAAATTAGCCTTTATATACAGAAATGACGGCAAGGGTAATGCTAGCCAGAATACTGGATTTTTCCTGCATTTTAGACAAGGAGTCTTAAATCAAGGAACCTTCAGTATAACACAGCCTAGTACTAATGAGTCTATTGATATTGATGCTATAAACATTAATGAAACAGACGTCTGGCTTTATAGATTAGATCAGAATGGCGCAGAAAGTGAGTATTGGAAAGGTGTGCCAAGTTTAGAAGGAAACAATATAATCTATAATAGTTTAAGCAAGGCAATAAGAAATATTTACGGAGTAGTTACTAGAGCAGGCGATAGAGTAAGTTTAGTTTTTAGTGATGGTACTTTTGGTAATTTGCCTCTAGGTAATTTTAGAACATATTATAGAGTAAGTAATGGTCTTAGCTATACCATTAATCCTAGAGATATTAGAAATGTAAGCGTAGATGTTCCTTATTTTTCTGCAACAGGTAAGTTAGAAACTTTAACAATTACATTAAATTTGCCATCGTCTGTTACTAATTCTAGTGAAGCAGAAACAAGCGATAGTGTAAAAACAAATGCACCAGCAACTTATTATACACAAAATAGAATGATAACTGCTGAGGATTATAATATTAGTCCATTAAGTATTAATCAAGAAATAGTAAAAATTAAATCAATTAATAGAAGTGCCAGTGGCATTAGTAGATATTTTGATTTAGTTGATCCTACAGGAAAATATAGTAAAACAAATTT